GCTCCTCCAGCTGCTGGGGATGGGCATCGGTGGTTCCCAGGCTGGACCTCAGGGTGCTCAGCTCGGGGGCCAGCTGGGTGGGCAGTTGCCGTATCTCTTCGGGGGGTAGTTCATGGGCACGCCGTTCGACTGGATGCAGTACCCGGACCCCTACGTCTCCCAGCTCCGCCGTGGGAATGAGGGGGCGATGAACGCGCTCGGTGCGCTGCTCCAGCAGCGGGAGCGCGAGCGCGCCTTGGCATCCCCGGAAGTGCAGGCGTGGATTCGCAGCCTGACGGCTCCGGTGGACTCGGCTCCCTCCGCTCCTTCCGAGCCGCTCACCTCCGGGACTGCTCAGGCAGCGGCTGACCTGGCCCCCATGCTGGGGCTGACCGCTCCTCCGGGCGGCGCGCCGATGCCCGGCATGAGCGGGCAGTTGGACCCGGGAGCCGCCGCGCCCGCACCACCTCCGGGTGTGCGCGTGGAGGTGGGTCCGGTCACCATGCGGAGGGCGCCGAAGCAGGGAGCGCTCGACCCGATGCCGTACCCGCGTGCTGCGGTGCGCGACGAGAACGGTCAGCCCAGCGTGGTGTTCGACGAGAACGGCATCCCGACGATGCGCGTGGGCACGGACGCTCCGCGGATGGGTGCTTCCGCCGGGAGGCTCTCGGCTCCGGCAGTGTCTCCGCGGCAGCCCGGCAGCGCGCCCTACATGCCCTTCGGCGGCGGGCCGCGGATGGCGCAGAAGCCGGCTGACCTCTTCGGAGGGATGCTCTCTCCCACCGGGAAGGGCATGAGCGCTGCGCAGTACGAGATTCTTCAGGAGATGATGCCCCATCTCACCCAGCGCCTTGGAGTGGAGGAAGCAGCCGCTGGCCGGAAGGAAGCGGCGCAGCTCCGCTTCGCTCACGAGCGCCGGCAGCTGGAGTTGGCGAAGGGCGTGGAGCTGGTGGGAATGCTCAACCGCCGGGCGATGGCGAATCAGGACATGATGACTAGGCTCCGCATCGCCGCTCGCCGCGGAGATGGGGATGCACTTCGCAACCTCCGCGAGCTGACGAAGCTCTTCCAGCGAGATGCGCTCACCGCCGCCAAGGCCCGTCAGGACTGGCTGGCGATGGGACTCAACACCGTGGACCCGAACGGCTTTGCGCAACTGGAGCAGCTGGAGTCCGTCAACCGCGGCGCCTACGAGAGCGTCGCCAAGGACTTCTCCTCCCTCGTCCCTCGTGGCGGGGGTGCGCAGCCGGCGCCCGGTGATATGACGGAGGAAGCTCTGTCGGCGGAGATTCAGCGCCTGGAGCAATCGGGCACCCGGTAATCCCCGGCGTGCCTTGGAGGCACGCATGGGGAAGCGGGACGAAGAGAAGAAGTACGAGACGCAGGGCCGCTCCGTGACCGCGGCTCAGCGCGCTCTCCGTGAGCGGGAGCTGTCCCAGCCCATCGAGCTGGCGCCGGACCCCTGGTACTTCGGCCTGGCCGACCCCCTGAAGGACATCTCCGAAGCTGGCGATGAGCTGAGCTTCGGCTTGGTGCGTCCGGCTGCCGGCGCGATGGGCGCCCTCGGCGGCGCACTCCACGGTGACTTCGAGGTGGGGAAGAACTACCGCCGGTCCCGGGACTCCGCCGCCCGGAAGATGGACGACATGGCGAAGGGCCGGGAGACGCGCTCGAAGGTGGTGCGCTACGGCTCGGCGCTCATCCCGATGGCGCTGGCTCCCGCCGGCACTGTCGCCCGGGAGGGCCTGAAGCAGGTCGGCAAGGCAGGGGTGAAGCAGGCCCTCAAGGAAGGCGCGAAGCGGGGTGCCCTGGAGGGCGCGGCTCAGGGAGCACTGGGGGGCTTCGGCTTCTCTGACGCTGAGGACCTGGCAGGGACGCTGGGCGACATGGCCCTGGGCGGCACCTTCGGTGGAGTCCTGGGCGGATGGCTCGGTGGAGGCGTTGGGGCTGCGACGGAGATGTACCGGACCCGCCCCCAGATGCCGGATGGTGACGCGCTGCGTCAGCGGATGGAGGCCCTCATCCGGGGGGAGGCGCCCCCGCGCACCCCGCCGGCTGCCCCGACGATTCAGCAGGGGTCCCTGGCCCCGCGGGGGCCGAACGGCACCGCCCCCTCGATGCGCGCCGAGTTCGACGCCCGGGGCCTTGACCCCTTCATCACCGACATGGGGCCACCGACCGAGCCGGCGATGCCGAATGTACACACCGCACCTACACGGGAGGTGCCCGGAGGCATCCTCGACCCCCTCCAGCTCCAGACCTCGGACCGCATCGCCCGGGTGAATCAGGTGGCCGACGAGATGATGAGGCCCCTTCTGGAGGCCCAGCAGGCCCGCCCTACGCTCATCGCCCATCGACCCGGCCCCAGGCCGGAACGGACGCCGACGCCTCCCCAGACGCCTGGCAGGCCCTCCAGCGAGGCAACCCGGGCCATCCGGTACTCGGGCGAGGTGCCTTCGGCGGCTCCCCGGGGGCCGGTTACCGCCGACGCCCCCCTCCCTGGGGCGTTCGACCCGGACGCTCCGGGACCCTCCACGTCGGAGGTCAACCGGATGGTGGGCCAGTCCGCGGCCAGTCAAAACGCGGACTTGGGCAGCTCTCCCGCCGACCCGCTCCCCTCCCGGATGGACGTCCCGGGGCCTTCCACCTCGGAAGTGAACGAGATGGTTGCAGCGACGGAGCAGCGGATGAAGGGCAAGAAGGGCTCCAGGCACACCCCCTACAAGGGCCGGGGTACCCCCGCCCAGCGGGCGCCCACCGTGGAGGGGCAGGTCTGGCAGGGGAAGAACGGGGACATGCGCTTCACCCCGAACGTGGGCGGCGGCTCTGCCGACGAGCTGACCCCCGGGCGGACTGTCACGCGACCTGACAGCCCGGAGGCCATCTCCCCCTCCAAGCCTCCTCTGGAGGTCACCAAGCGCACCAGCACCCTCCCGGAGCGCCCGGCCATCGTCCCCCCGGAGCGAGCGGGGCGACCCGTTCCGCGCGCCAAGGGGCAGCCGCTGGAGGTGGACCCCCTCAGCCGGAAGTGGGCCGACCCGTTCGAGTACCGGGTGCAGGGTGTGCCCGTCCCCGACACCGCCGCACCTCCCGACGTGATGGGACCCCCCAAGCATCGGGTGCCGGGGGCACCCTTCGAGGCTCCCCTCACCAGTCCCACAGTGGAGACGCCCCGGACCAAGGCGCGGGCGGCACGGCAGGAGCAGCTGGGGAAGGAGATTCTGGGCAACGTCCCGGGGCCTGCCGCCGACCCGAACCGACCCCCCGCCCCACCGGTGGAGGCGATGTTCGAGGACCTCCGCTCTCCCGCGGCGAGCGTCCACTCCTCCAAGGCCAAGACGGTGGCGGAGACGGCAGCCGCCCAGGCCGACAACACCGCGCGCGTGGACCCCCGGACGGTGGAGGCTCCGCCGGCACCCAACGGGCTGCCGGGGCTGAACGGCGTCAACCTCCACCCGGACCTCGTGGAGATGGGCCAGCGGATGCGTCGTGACATCGTGGGTGAGCGCAGCCACCTCCAGAAGGTGAGGGAGCAGTTCTCCCTGCCGGAACACCGTGCGGCCCCGGAAGTGGCGGCGCTCGTCCGCTCGCTGCGCGCCTCGCACCACATTCAGGATGTGCAGATGGCGCGGGTGTTCAAGCAGCTCGCTGCCGCGGAGAAGGCGAACCCGAAGCTCATCAAGGCGTTCGTGGAGCAGCACAAGACGGGGAAGGGGAACATCCCCGTCGAGGCTTTGCCGGAGGCTTGGCAGAACCTCTTCAAGCTGTATCGCAAGCAGCAGGAGGCGATGCAGTACGACTTGGTGAAGCAGGGGTACTTCGAGCCGTCGCAGGTGAAGCGGATGTTGGAGAAGGGCCGCGAAGGCTTCGTGTGGCTGCACCGCGACTACCACGCCTTCATGAACCGGAAGTTCGTCCCTGACGCCGGGAGGATGAGCGAGGCGGTGCGGCAGCTCATGAAGGAGTCCGGCCTCTCCGCGGAAGCCGCCCGCGCGCAGGTGATGAACTTCCTCCAGGGGGACCCGCGGCTCTCCCTCCAGCAGCGGTGGCGCGCGTTCCAGTTGCAGACGGGTGCGCTGAAGAATCGCGCCAACGTACCTTGGTACCTCCGCAAGGCGGCAGGGGAGATTGACTCTCCCGCCTACGTGGTAGCCACCTCGATGTCGGAGGTGGAGCGGATGTGGCGGCAGGCTCGCGCCACGCAGGCGTTCATCGACATGCCCGGCTCCGAGGGTGTCTTCTGGAGCAACAAGCCGATGGAGCATCTCCACCACGCTCCGGTGTGGGACGAGAGCCTCAACGCCTTCGAGAACAAGCGGCTGTACGGAGCGCTGGCCGGGAAGTACGTGGCTCCTCAGCTGCGTGAAGCGGTGATGGCGGCTCCTGCTCCCCGCGTGCAGAACGCCGTGAGCGAGGTGGCGTCCTCTCTCGCTTCCACGTGGAAGACGATGAAGATTGGCCTCTCCCCCCTGGCGTACATCCGGGACTTCGTGGGGAACAGCACCTACGCCGCCGCGAGCGGGCTGCCGTTCTGGAACCCGAAGCTCTTGCCGCGCATGCGGCAGGCGCTGGGTTCGATGGTGGAGCACGGCAAGTCCTTCGCCACGGTGGCTGGCTCGCGTCCTCAGAAGAGGGACGCGCTCTGGTACCAGTGGGCGCTGGAGGACGGAGCCGTCATCTCCGGGATGGGTGCCGAGTTCGCAGGTGGCTCGGAGAGCAGGGCCATCGCCGCGCAGCTCCACAAGGCTACGGAGGCGGGCTCCCTGGGCGCGTTCATCGAGGACGCCGGGAAGGTGTGGGGTCGCGGCAAGGCCAAGATGGGAGCGGTGAAGGATTCGATGGACTCGGTGTGGCGGCTCGCCGCTTACATCGAGCAGGTGGAGAAGGGCGTGGACCGGCTGAAGCTGTCGGTGCCTGACGCTCGGGCGCGTGCCTCCGCCATCGTGAACTCGAACTTCGCCAGCTCGGGGTCGGTGGGTCATGGGGTGCGGCAGCTCGCGCGCGGGAGCGTGGGCTTCCTGGCTCCGTTCCTCAGCTGGCACGTGGACAACATCCGGGTGCACAAGAACTGGTTGGCGAACTCCGTCCGCTGGAAGGACGTTGCTCAGCGGATGAAGCAGGGAGGGGTGTGGGCGGGCCTCACTTCTGGTGAGGGGACGATGCAGGCGTTCAACGTCGCCACCCACATGGGAGCGGTGGCTGGCCTCTTCTCCACTCTCCGTCTTGCTGCCGGGATGTCCGACGCTGAAGTGGCGGAAGCGGAAGCGATGCTTGGCCAGCAGTACATCGAGAACAACCCGATGAGGGAGTGGCTGCCCTTCACGGATGCGAAGGGGCGGAAGCAGGTGGTGTCCCTGGGCGGGCTCTTCCCCACTGCCATGTTCGGACGCGGGGACCCGGAGAGCAGCCTCCTGTCTCGGGTTGCGGCCAACATCGCGCTCGGCTTCGTGGAGTCCGGGACGAGTGAGAACGAGGCGCGCAACCTTCTGTCCTCGCTCGGGCTGGACGTGGATGTGCCGACGCGGAAGAAGCTGCCTGACGACACCCTCCGCCCGGCAGCGGAAGCGGTCATCAACTATCTCGAACCTGGGGTGATGAGCACCACCAAGACGCTCATGCGCCGAAGTGGTGCGCTGGCGAAGGCGCAGGATGAACTCGGCAACCCGGGTGCCGGTCAGCTGAAGCGGTACGAGGAGTCGCTCACGCCTGGGCAGGTGGCGGCTCGGATGAATCCCGTGACGGCTGCCTTCCCGGTGGAGCCGGTGGGTGAGCGCTCCGCGGCGGGGGTGGGCGCACGCATCCGTGGAATCTCCGGTGAAGCAGCGCGGACTACGGGTAGCATCAACCGTGCGCAGGTACCCGTGGCGCAGCGGCAGCAGCATCTCGAAGCGAATCGCCGCCGGTTGGAAGCTCTTCGGGCGGAACAGAAGCGCCGGGCGGAAGCCCGGCAGAAAGCGAGGCAGTGATGGCAGCGCAGGTTTTGAAGATGCTCTTGGGGTGGATGACGGCGGAGCAGGGGACTGTCCGGCGCTGGTTGGCGGGTGTCCTTGCGGTGCTGGCGATTGCGCTCAACCACCGCTTCGGGTTGGCCCTCACCACTGAGGACATCGCCGCCATCACCGTCATCGTCACCGGGTTGGTGCTCGGCTCGAACTACAAGGAAGCTCAGCGCGCCAAGCTGGTGGCGGAGGAGCGGGCACGGAGGGAGGTGACGGACCTGCCCGGTGCGGTGGCTGCCCTTCGGGAGCCGCACTCGCCTGTCGTGGGTCCTCAGCCGTGACGGCGTTGGTGCTGCTCACCCTCCTCGCTTCCGGCCCTGGGCTGGGAGTTGAGGAGGGGGTGGAGCTGGACTCCCCCGCGGCCACCTTGCTGGACGTGCGCGAGGTGAAGGCTGGAGAGCCCTCCCCCGGCGCTGGCTGCTGGCTGGAGGAGCGCTCCTGCGTCACCATCGCCAGAGAGCGGGTGGCAGACAAGGAGGAGCTGAAGGCGCTGAGGGCTCAGCCCACGGTGGCCCAGCCTCCGCTGCTACCCGTGATTGGAGCCTTCGTCCTTGGGCTCCTCGCTGGCTACAGCTACGCCGCGTGGCGGTAGCCGGTCCAAGGGGGAGAGGATGCAGAAGCCGAGGAAGTCCTTGCGGTAGAAGACGTGCGGCTTCTGCTTCACCTTGGCGTTCATCCGCTGAGCGTCGGCCACGGAGCGAGTGTTCGAGTCCCCGCCCGAGGCTCCGATGACGGGGCCGTAGCGCCCTTCCACCACCATCTCCACGTGGGTCGCTTTCCGGTGGGTCCCGTAGAGGGCGAGGTCCCCAGGCTGAGGGTCCTCCGTGTGCTCCAGCGTCTTCCACATCCGGTCAGCCCACCACGTGAGCGTCCAGTCGAGGCCGAGGACTTCCTTCAGCCCTCCACAGATGAAGCCGGAGCAGTCGAAGGTGTCCGGCCCATCTGAGCCCCAGATGTACCAGCGGGGAGGGATGGCCCCTGCCTGTGCCTTGGCCCACTCCACGAATCGCCGGCGGGCTTCGGTCATCGCTCAGCCCTCCGCGGAGCCCGCCCACCCGTGAGCGAATCCACGATGGAGTCCAGCTTGGAGTTGCCGAGGTCTACCTTCCCCTCCAGCCTCACCGTCGCCACCTTCTGCTCGGTCATGTCCCGGTTGAGGGCGTTCACCTGCTGAGCGATGTCGTGCTTGAGGGCGGTGACTTCAGCCTTCAGTACCGTCATCTCGTTCTCGTTACTCGCCACCTTGCTTCGGGCTTCTGCGATGCCGAGGATGAGCGCACCCGTTGCCACCACGATGGGCCAACTGAACGTGGTGCGCTCGTTCACATTGACGACGGGAATCTCTCCGGTGTTGGGCATCGAATCTCCTCCCGTATCTCTACCCCTAGTTCTGCACCAGTTCCAAGCGTCCCCAGTGGTACTCGCGTGCGGTTCCGCCGCTCAAGTTGGTGACGGTCATCTGGACCCCGAGCGCTACGTCAGCCGTGGAGACGTTGGAGGTCTTCTCGGTGCGGGTGTCGTTGATGTCGGCAATCACCGACCCTGAGGTCCGCCAGTCGAGGTCAATCTTGTAAACGGTGTCTGCCGCCACGTCGATGCCGGTGTCCTTGCAGCCGTAGTTGGTTCCGTCGCCCGTGCAGAGCATCCAGCTCGCATCGACGGCGGTATCGAATCCGACCGCCGCGAAGTCGTTGACGCTGGCTGCCGTGCCGGATGCCTCGGTCCTCACCGCTACGGCGTCGATGCCTGTTTCCACCAGACCGAACCACACCCTCCGGTTGGAGATGGTGTCGTCGCTGAGCGAGATGGTGAGCAGTCGAGGCGCCCACTTGCTTCGGGTGATGCCGCCGAGGCTGCCGTTGTGCCCGGAGGTGGCGTTGAGCGTGGTCGAGGTTGCGGTGGTGATGTACCGCCGGGTCGCGTTCGACGTGAGCAGGGAGATGGTCCCGGTCATCGAGATGTTCGCGTTGCCCCAGGGGCAGTACCACGGGGTCGTCGCACTGACGCTGTGCCCGGGCTGGCACTGGAAGACGACGTACCCGTACTCGTGCCAGAGGAGGGTATCGAGCCCGGACGAGTCGGTGTCCGTGTCAGTGCCGCACGAGAAGGTGTTCGTCGAGGAGTTGTAGAGGAGCTTGGAGGTGGTGGCGTTCGAGCAACTCGGGAGGACCTTCGCCTCCCAGTCGGTGGTGCTGTTGCCCACGAGCACCGCGTCTTCGGTGCTGGCCGTCTCGGTGGTTCCGCCCTGAGCGATGGAGGCCGTGCCGCTCAGGTTGGAGAACCCGGGCTGGGTGCAGGTCGGAGCCGCGTTGTCGTTGAGAGTGCTGGCCCACTGGTTCGCACTGCATGCTCCGACGCCTGAGTAGTTGTTGGCGAGCTGCCCGTCCGTAGCTGTGCCGCTCAGCTGGGAGAAGGCAGGCTGTGCACACGTGAGCGTCCCGCTCGCGTTCTGGTCGGTGACGTACTGCCCGGAGCTGCAAGCGGCGGGGTCAGCAGGGAGCCCGCTACTTCCGGTGACGGCGATGGTGGCGCGTCTGCCGCTCATTGTGCACGTGACGCCGCTGCCTGAGCAGTTGATGAGATTCGCCGTGCCCTGGTTGGTGCCTTCGTCCTGCACCATGACGCCGGACTGGGCGTGTGCATCCACATCGATGCACATGGCAGCGAACAGGAAGAGCACCCCGAACGCCAACAGCAGCCGTTCACTCCACGTCATGGAGAGTTCCTGAAGTGCCCACCCAGCACCGCGTCAACCTGGGTGGCGCCGACGACCGTGGCGTAGGTGATGGCTGCTGCGTCGTCGAAGGACAAATCCCCGAGCGTGCCGGTGAGCGTGGACGTGGCGGTCCGAACCGTCGCCCCGTTGCGGGCGAGGATGCCGAAGCGGGCGTTGCCGGTGCCTTCGAGGGTGCCGGTCGTCACCGTCACATCCACCGCTGGGCCGTACAGCGCGAGGCCGTGACGGCAGCTATTGTAGACGCCTCCGTTGAATCGCAGCGTTCCGCCCAACGACGAGCCGATGGAGATGGCGCTGCCGCCCACCTGCACGCACGAGCCGGATGTGTCCGCGTTCCCCGACACGCGGTTAGTCGTCATCGACACCATCCCCACCGTGCCGTCGAAGTAGAAGATGGCGACGTTGTGGTCCCCGCCCGTGACGTAGTTGGACAAGAACAGGCCGTTGTCCAAGGATGTGAAGCTGTCGCCGTAGAAGCCGCCGCCGGACACCACGTTCCCAGCCGCATACAGCCCGCGCGTCGCGCCGTTGATGCCCGCCGAGCCCTGACTGGCGAACCATTTGTCTGCGATGAGCACGGCGTAGTTGTGGAACAGTGTCGGGTTGATGCTGTTGTTGAGCAACACGGCCGGCGAGCCCGCCCCGGTGCCCGTCTGTGAGACGAACTTGTTCCACCCCAGCTCCAGCCCGAACACGTCGCGCATGTCCACCGCGACCGTCCCGCCCGAGAAGACGAACCCCACGATGCGGTAGGGCAGATAGCTGGAGAACGACGAGGCCGCCGAGCCTTGCCCCAGGTTGCGCGCCATCACGCAGGAGCGACTGCTGGTGGCCGCCACGTCCGACTGCCAGGGCGTCGCGGTCCGCCCTACCAGACCGAGGTTGCATGTGATGGTGGTGGCTGATTCCAGTAGGGAGAACGTGGTGGTGGCGTCCATCGCCGTGACACCGCCCGCGAGCGTGATGGTGGTGGCGGTGTTCTCGGCAATCGCGTAGGTGCGGCCCGTCCCTGTTCCACCCGTAGCCCGGAAGAACTTGCCGCGCAGGTCGTTGCTCGTCCATCCGGCACCAGTCACCGTGACGACGGGATAGGTATTGCCCGACGCTGCCGCGTAAGACGTGACGGTGCCGGAGGTGACTCCGCTTGCCAGCGTCGGCGCCTGCATCGTGCCCACGATGTCGAGCGACGCCATGTTGGACGTGGACGCGCCGAGCTGCCGGACGGTGAAGCCGTCGAGGATGAAGCCGTCGAACGTCCCCGCGCCGACAGACACCGTGGTGGCGTGGATGAGCGTCGTCGGAATCTTCGCCAGCGCACCGTTGATGGTGAGGCATGGCTCACCGGAGTCGGTGCAAGAGTTGTCGTCGTCTCCGCTGGAGGAGACGTAGTAGGTGAGTTCCGCCGTGGTGGCTGCCGCCGTGCTCGGGGGAGTGTAGCCACCACCTCCCCCCGCCCCTGAAGGAGCCTCGCTCTGGGCGAGCACAAGAGTCGGTAACAGCAGAAGGGCAATCAGCAGTCGCATGGAATCTCCTTGGTGCTACGGGAACTCCAGGCAGATGTAGATGTCCGTCTGCCCGGCGGTGATGTTGCTGACGTTCACGTCCGACGTGAGCCGTGCGGTGATTGCGGTCGTCGTCGTCCAGCTCGGGATGTGGCCGCCCTGGACGGCGTTCGCCCGGTTGATGGACGTGCCGAGGTCGCCGTCCACCAAACCCTTGGTGACGGCGCCGCTCCGAACGTCGTGGTCGAGGATGTACTCCTGCCCGCCCGTGGTGTGGCCGACTCGCAGCGTGTAGACGCCCGCGCCAGTGCCCCAATAGTTGTACGGCGTGTCCACGATGATGCTGGTGACTCGGGTTTTTGCTGGCAGCGTGGCAATCGTCACATCCTGCGTCAGTGCCGCCGCCGTGAAGGCGGTGTAGTAGAGCACCATCTTGTAGCAGCCAGCTCGGTGATCTCCGTTGTAGTAAATCGCGGTGCCCGTCGCGGATGCCTGCGTGACCTGCGTCACAGACGAGTTGAAACCGGGACCTGAGTAGATGAGCCCGTCGTACCGGACGAAGGCCAAGCTTGAACCGGCCGAGTTCTGCCAGTCCATGACGTGATTACTGTTGGAGGCCGGCGCCTGGATGATGGCGACCTTCTCGCTGGCGGCGGTGCCCTCCACATGCAGCTTGGCCCCCGGCGTGGTGGCTCCGATTCCGACGCGGTTGGAGCTGTAGTTCGCCCAGAGGAGCGGGTGCGATCCTCCGTTCTTGTTGACGTAGAGGTCCACGTCGGAGGGGATATTGATTTCCCCGGCCTCGAACGTGATTCGGTTGGTTCCACCCAGGGCAATCGCCGCCGCGTTCGGCCCGGTCCGCTTCCAGTGCACGTCCGTCATGCCGCTGATGTGGTGGTCGATGGTGCTGGTGGCGTTGGTGCCGGTGTCTGAGTAGGTGATTTGGTAGGCAGTGGGAGCCGAGACGACGGTCTTCGTGACGGACGTGAAGGCGGGGAAATTGGCCTCGGAGTGGCTCATTAGGAACGCGTCTCCGGCCTCCATCTCATGAGGCGTAGCGCAGGTGGCGGTCGTCACGTTGGTCGCCCGCACGAGGTCACCGGCCTCGACGACGCAGCCGCCAGGCCCCATCTCCAGTGCCATGTTTGGGGCCGACGAGAGCCGGAAGACGGGCACCACATCGCCCAGCCCCAGAAAGCCTTCGACGTGGCTGATGCGGACGTTTCCGGCGACTGAGGCGACGGTGCCGGTGTATTCGATGACGAAGGCGGGCTTTTCGGTGAGGTTGTCCGCCCCCGCCATGACCATGAGCATCGGGGCGTCAACGCCGCCGAGCTGGATGTCTCCGATGCGGAAGTACGGATTCACCGTCTCATCGGGCGCCGTGCCCAGCGTCTCGTTCCTCGTGATGAGGAAGCTTGCGCTGTAGTTGCCGCCCGTCAGCGAAAGGATGCCGGTCGAGCGACTCCCCGAGATATCGAGGGGCCCCGTCATAGTGTCGCCGGCCTCGTCAACGTAGTCGCCGGCGGCGCCGCTCCCAGGCAGCGCCTCGCTCTGCGCCAGCACCAGCGACGGGAGCAGGGCAAAGAGGATGAAGACGTGCCTGAGCATGGCGGTTAGCTCTCCACCACAGCGGAGATGCTGACGGTGACGGTGGTCCCGGCGCTGACGGTGACCGCATCGGTGACGTACTTCACCCAGTCGTTGTTCCCGGCCACCACGCTTTGGTCAGCGAAGTGACGGCAGCGGTGGGTGGGGGTGCCGATGGTCTGGTCGAGGTCCGGGTTGCGCGACCACAGCCCCAGCGAGGAGCTGTACACGTAGGCCCGGAGGGTGCCCCCCGTCAGGGTGTTCCCGCTGGTGGCGCACACCGTAAGGCGGAAGCCGATGACGCCGTTCAGCTTCAGCGCATCGGTGGTGGCAGTCGGTGCGCTACTCGGGGCTGAGCCGGTGAGGGCCACACCCGATGCAGACCACGTGCGGTACGTCTTCGCAGCTTGCGCGGAACCGGCAACGAGGCAGGCCACCAGCGCTACGGCAAGAATCCGATTCATGCAACCCTCCAGGGGGTAGGAGATACCCCCCAGAGGATGCAAGATTCACGCGGCCTTAGCCAGCTTCGGAGTCAAGAGCTTCTTCAGTCTCTCCAGCTCCATCGCCGGAGTCTTCAGCTGCCGGGCCAGCCTCATCGCGTCCGCCGGGTGTGCCTTGGCCCACTCTGTCAGCCGGCCACGGTAGGTAACGCGGTGCTGCGCCCTCCCCAGCGCCTTCCGCTTCCGCCACTTGGTGTTGTTCCGCTTCATCGACATCCGGCGGAACGCCTCCTGGCACTCCGCACACCGAATCGCCCGGCGTGCGCGCACCTTGTTCACCGTGCAGTCGATGCACTTCGCACGGACTGCCGCCTGCCGCTTCTTCATGTTCGTCATCTCCGACTTCATCACCATTCGCTTCAGCATCTCTCGTTCCCTGCGTGTCATGGGGTGACCTCCGTGGTTGCTACGCCCTCGTCCTAACCACGATGGTGCACGCGTTCGTGAATCTACGGCACAGGCTGTCTGCCGCCTGACGGCTCGGTTGTCCAGTGGCTAGACCTCACTCCACCTCTGTCCAATCTTCCCGTCCGAACGGTAACGGCGATGCTGCTTCCCGATGCGCCAGGGACCGCTCATGCACTCGTCCATCATCTTGTCGATGGCCTCCGCCTCTGCCTTCGGCGCGATGATGTCGAAGGAATCGTAGGTGTGCATCGCCAGCCACGCCTTCGGGAAGTACTTCTTCAGCCTGCCCAGCATGGACTGCGCGAAGTCCGCTTCCTCCTTCCCCACCATCGAGCAGTTGGCGATGTCCGCCGCCGTGCCTTGGATGGGGTAGTTCGAGGTTTCGGTGGGCTTCAGGGGGAAGCCCGGCGGGTAGTAGATGCGGCGGTCCATGATGCGGGTGTACTGGTACCCGTGCGTCTCTGCGAAGGCGACGGTGGACTCCCAGTGCTCGCGGATGCCCACGTGCTTTTCCGCGAAGGTGGCGTGGAGCGCAGCGATGTCCTCGAAGTCCGCTTCGGGAATCTGCTCCAGCACCGAGAGGTACACCGACTCGGCGCCGCCTCCGTACTGGGCGTTGAAGCCCACCACCTTCCCCTGCCGGCGGAGCATCTTCGGCACGGGCTGCCCGTGGGGGATGCCGAACCACTCGTGCACACGGGCGGTGTGCGCATCTCCAGTGGAGAGCATCCGGCGGAGGAGCTGGTCCTCCGTCACATCCGCCATCACCTCCAGCTCCAGCTGAGAGAAGTCACGGTGGATGATGCGGTACCCGGGAGGGGCCACGTACATATCCCGGATGTTGGGGAGGTCCCCTCCGAGAGCCCCCTCCTCCGCCTTCTTCTGCTCGCTCAGGTTGTAGAGGTTGGGCTTCGAGCAGGTGAAGCGACCCGTCTCCGTGCCGTCCGAGTTGTGGGAGGCGTGCACTCTCCCGTCAGGGCCGATGGCGCTGAGCACCTTGTCCGACTCCACGTAGGTGGAGCGGGCCTTGAGGGGGGCATCCACCATCCACGCCAGGCGGATGATGCGCTTGGCCTCCTCGGGCACGTTGCCTGCCGCCATGAGGTAGAGCAGCGCCCGCTTGTTCACCGCTGCCTGGCCGGTGTCGGTGCGGCACTTGTCCGAGAGGGGGACTTCCAGCTCGAAGGACTTGATGCCCTTGCGCGCACACTCGTGGAAGAGCAGCCCGCGCAGGTCGTTCTCGTTCACCCCGCCGGAGAGGGAGATGCGGAACATCCCCTTGAACTTGTCCCCCTTCTCCCCCGGCTCCAGCACCTTCACCTTGGCGAAGGGACGGAGCGCTCGGGCCAGCTCGGAAGACCGCTCACGGGAGAGGCCGAGCAGCTCCTTGGACAGGGAGCGCCGGCGCTGCTCATCGATGGGGAACCCGTGGAGGAACATCTGCGCAGAGGCGTGCCGTGCCAGGCGCAGCTGTTGCTGGTACAGACGGAGCACCCGGGCCTTGTCCGTCTTGTCGGCGCGCATCTCCCGGATGTGGTTGGTCCGAATCTGCGCCGCACGCACCGTGTCCTCAGCGTTGTAGAGCAGGAGCTTCTTCCGGGGGATACGGCTGGCGTCCACCAGCAGGCCCTTCATGTCGTCGCCACCCTCATCGTCGTAGTCGTGGGTGGCTTCCGCTTTCCAGGGTCCACAGTCGAGGTAGAAGCCGGCCTGCGCAGCGAGGCCCAGCTTCGAGGTGGACGAGAGTGCCCGCCTCCCCTGCTTGATGTCGTGGATGACACCCCGGTGCTCGAAGCCGTACCTCTCCAGCAGGGGGATGTCGTACTGCCAGCCGTTCATGTACAGCTTCACCAGCTTGGGGTCCCTCACTGCCTCCTTCAGCAGGGTGAGGACTTCACGGGAGCAGGGGTACATCCAGCTCATCCCCACCCCGCTGCCGATGTCGGCGCCCGCTCCGATGGAGCGCAGCCGTGCCCACTGGGGGAGGAGTGCCCACTCCCGGGGGCCACGCTCCGGGGGGCGCGCCTCCACGTCGATGGAGAAGGCCAGGCCCCGGTGCTTGCACTCAGCGATGAGTCCGCGCAGGTCCTCCGCGGAAGGGTTGGCGTACAGGGCAGGCTTGGGCGGGAGCCCGTTCACCATCCGGCGCACGAAGCCTTCGAGGTGCGCCTGCAAGGGGCCGAGCCCTGCCGGCTGGGCGAAGGTGTACCCCGGGTGGAGGACGGGCATGGCCCACCGCTTGAGCAGGGACTTCCGGCGCACGTGGAAGCCCATGAGCTTGGCGATGCCCTTCTCCGAGCCGAGCACGGAGTACGCCGCCCACTTCCCCATGAGCAGGATGCCGGCGTTGGGCTTCAACTGGGCCACCTCCCGCTCCAGCCGGGGCCGGCAGCAATCAGCGGCCACCCTCGCCTCCTTCTCCGAAGGGGTGACGGCAGGGCAGAGGACGGCATTGGTGACCCAGATGTCCTTGCGAGGGATGTCCTGCCCTGCCTGCTGGCAGGCGTACTCCCACATCTTGGTGAGCCGCACTCCGGCAGGCCCGCCCAGCACAGCAGCTGAGCGGACCTCTTGGATGTTGGGCTCCTGCCCGACCCACGCCACCCGGGCTCCGGGCCTACCGCTGGGAGGGACAGGCGTCTGCCCCTTCCTGGGACAGGCCCGGCACAGCGCACCGCAAGCCCTGGCGTCGTAGGTCGAGCCGCTCACAGCGTCACCTTCCCCTTCCCGGAGTACTTCCGGGTGAAGGAGTACTCAGCCACCCACTCCTCGTTCACCCTCAGGTTGAACTCGGAGAAGTCCAAGGACATCTCCTTCAGCTTCTGGACGAGGATGCGCACCGCTGCCTCCACCGGGTCGGGTGCGGGAACGGGCACACCCACCGGCATGGGCACCGGCCCGGGGCTGGCTCGTCCGTCCTCGTCCACACGGGTGGGAATCTGAGGGAGCCCGTGTACCTCTCGCGCAAGGCGGCACACCTCGTAGAGGTAGGCGGCGTCCAGCGTCTTGTCAAACTTCTCCCGGAGGTGGAACTTCAGCTGGTCAGGGTGCAGCCCGGGGTCCTTGTCCAGCAGCTCGTTCACGAAGGCGATGCGCGCCTCCCTGCTCCGGTCCTGCTTCGGCTGCTCCGGCAGCTCCACCTCCACCTGAAGGAACTTCGGGCGAATCGCCAAGTCGTTGGCGTGATTGTGCGCAGTCACGAGCGCCTCCAGCACCACCCGCCTCACCTGGGCGGCAGTGCTCTTGTGAAGGGGCAGCCCAGCGGCGTCCGCTGCACGGCAGCAGTCGTCGATTGAGGACCCCGGGTTGTCACGGAAGTAGTCAGCGGCCCAGATGCGTGCGTCCTTCTGTGATGCAGCCATGTCCGTTCTCCTTACTCGCTCTGCCAGAGGCCAACTGCGAAGACGAAGCCGGCGCACAGGCACCAGCCGATGAGGTCAAAGACCATGAGGACTCCACTGGAGAAAAGAAAAAGAGCCTCGCCGGCAGTGGAAGGGGGGATGCCTGCCGGCGGGGCTCCGGTGCTGCACTACTCCGCTTCGGACACCAGCAGCTGTACGGGCTGCGCCTTGCGGCACGCCTCCACATCGGCTCGGGTGAGCAACCCCTTGCTGACGGCCAGGTCCAGCTTCAGCGGGTCCAGCGTGTACGTCACCACCGGGGTGGTGAGTTCGTCCCAGGCGATGCCCTTCTGAGCACACAGCTCGCGCAGCCTGTCGGCGTCCGGCATCTTCGAGAGGGCCGCACGCTTGGTCACCACGTACTCGGACTCGCCTGCCTGCACGGAGAGGGTGAAGTCACAGCCGTTGTCTTGCTGCTCTCCCTGCTCCTCCGCCAAGGCGAGCAGCTGAGCCCTCGCTTCGGCACGCAGCCCCTCGATGACCTTCTTCCAGTCCTTGTCGATGGCCTGGTAGACGATGGCGAGGGGGGCGGGCTTGAGGTCCTGCGAGAGCAGCGCCGCCACCGTCCTGAAGCCTGTCGTCACCGAGTCCACCGCCTCACGAATCTGCATCTTCGCAGTCGGAGCCTTCACCATCTCAGCCTTCTTCGACTTGCCAGCCACCACCAGCTTCTTCGCAGCCATGATGCACCTGTCCTTTCGTTCCGGCGTCCAACCGGAGATTCACTTCTAACCTTGGGGGAGATTCACTTCAACTGTCCTAGGAAGCGATGCACCCCGAAGGGTGCCGTCAGCGCTGAACCGGACACGGGCACGGGCCGGGGACAGGTGGGGGCGTGGTGAGCGCCCCCCTCTCGCGCCTCAGAGGCTAGCGCAGCCTACTTCTTCTTGCCCTTCGCCGTCTTCCCCTTCGGGGGGAAGGGCGGCGCCTTCTTCGAGCCAAGCGGCAGCACCTTGGCGCCGGGCTTGACCTTGGACTTGCTCTTCACGGGAGCCTCCTCCTCGTCGTCATCGGCCTCGTCCTCGTCGGACTCATCCGAATCGTCGTTGTCGTCATCGCCGTCCGAATCCTCGTCGGCGTCCTCGTCCTCGTCCTGCTCGCTGTCCTCGTTCACCTCCTCCTCGTCCTCGGTGGCGTCGTCCTCATCCGCCGGCTCAGCCTCAGCGCTGGCGGCGTCGGGGGTCAGCCACTCGGAGATGCGGTTGTTGTCCTTGCCCTTGTACTCCTCGATGGTGACGTGCGCCTTCACCACCGCGGCGTTCTCCTTCGCCCACTCCAGCAGCGCGTCGATGGCGGAGCAGCACTCCTTCACCGCCGCCGTGTCCTTGGGGGACTCGGGGGTGGGAAGGTTCATCTCCACCGGGTACTCGATGGCAGCGGCGTAGTCCGCCACCTTGAAGAAGGCCCCGGGGCTGGCGGAGAAGAACTCCACCACCGTCTTCTCCTTGCCGCTCACCTCATCCTCGGTGCCGAGCAGGGTGAAGCGGACCATCCGGTTGGGGAACTTCTTCGGGTTGCTGACCTTCCAGCCAGCGAGGCCAGGCTTCCCGAAGTCGGTCAGCTCCAAGTCGTAGTCCCCCTCCTCAGCGGGGATGAACTTGGGGCGGGGGACTCCGGGCTTGTAGGAATTGCGACGCGCTTCACCCTTCGGCATGACTGCTCCTGTTGTTTGCCCCTGTCCGGGGCGGGTTGTCCCAGCGGTATGCTGGGAAGAGATAGACTTCTACTTCTCCTTGCGAGCCTTGACGATGGAATCCCGCTGACCCCGGACGATGCCGAGAATCTTCTTCAGGTCGGCAGGCGCAGGGTCAGGCAGGGTCCACCGGGTCTTGGCGAGGTACTCGTCGGTGCCGTAGCAGTAGAGGAAGCCGTTCCACTCCCGCTTCACCTCCTTGCCCACCGCCTTCTTCGTCGTCTTCGAGGACATCCGGGCGATGATGTCCACCTTCCCGGGCAGCCAGTCCTTGGCCTGTCCCTGAAGCAGGGGGCGGTGCCCCTCCTTGATGACGCGGCCCGCCATCGTGTCCTCGTAGGTGGCGGACTTCTCCCACGCCGTCATCACGCAGGTCTTGTGGTACTTCATCGAAGCGATGTCGAGCGAGCGCTCCATCCGGCGGAAGCCGTTCAGCACCTGCGCCCACCCATCCCAGCCCAGCTGCTTCTCCCCGCCACCATCGGAGAGGGAGTCCACCGCCAGCCCACAGAGGGCGGTGAGCCCGTCGAGGCAGATGCCCTTGATGTTGGGGTCCTTGGCGAACTCGTTGATGGTCTTCACCGTCAGCTCCACCACGCTCTCCCAATCGGAGCCGGGGTCGATGACTTCGACCGGCGTCTTGGTGTAGCCGGCGGAAGCGAGGGACGTGGTGCCCGTCGCCTCAGCGGTGATGAAGCCCATGTCCTTGCCCTTCGGGTCATCGGACAGGGACATGATGAGCCGGGTCTTCCCCGCCCCCGTGGGTCCATACACGAAGGCGTACACCTTCTCTCGCAGCAGTTGGTCAGCGGTCGCTCTCACGATTCACTCCGTTGTGGGTGTTGAGGAAGCAGTCGGCGCAGTAGCCGATGGTTGAGGGTGGACGAACAAAGACTGAGTAGGTCTGCTGGCACTCGATGCAGGTCCACTCGTAAGGCGGGACGCCAAGCAGCCAGCGCTTCAGCTTCTGGCGGAACCGAGCAATCACTCCCACGGGGGAACCTCCTTCCCCTTCGTCGGCTGCCAGTGGTGCAGCGGGCGTCCGTCAGGGAACTCGAAGTGGACGGACGACGCACGTCCACGAAGGCAGAGGTCACGGAACTCGCAGGGGCCGTAGCTCCTCATGCATACGGGCCTGCGCTCGGGCGTGCTGTTCCAATCGATGAGCTGGGACTGCATCACCCACGTGGTGAAGTCCCGGCGGAACCAGTGCAGTGCGTGCTGCATCCGGTCGATGGGCAGCGGCACCCTGTCCACTGCCTTCGCCTTCTTGTTCCCACTGGGCTTGATGATGCCGTCGAGGAGGATGCCACCGAGAGGACCGAACTGCTTCGCCTCGTCCTCTCCGTACAGTGCAGCCTGGAGCAGCGTCTGCCCGTTCAGCATGTACGTGTCCACCACCTTAGCGAAGGATGCGGAGGTGGTCTTCATCTCCCCCAGCCACACCTTCCCGCGCCACCGCTCCACGCTGTCCAGCCGGGCGCCACGCCACGCCCACTCGGGAGCGTTGGGGACGAGCGGCTTCGGTCGAATCTCGTGCTCCACCGCCAGCACCGTGGAGGTGGGACGCACGGACCAGTACGCCACGTAAGCCTCGAAGCACTGGACGGCGATGCTCCGAGCTGCCGGCGCCAGCTTCTCCCCCTCCTGCTCAGTGAACTGCCGCTCGTACTCTTCGATGGCCTTGCGCCAGCGGTCACCCTTCCATCCGTCGTGCAGGTACTGGGCACGAGCAGCGTGCACCAGCAGCCCGATGCTCAGCGGCTCGGGGAGGAAGGCCCGACGCCTACGCACCTTCCGCACCTTGGCGAACTGGTACTCCTTCGGGCAGATGGTGAAGGACTGGATGGCGTGCCAGCCCTTGGCAGTGGAACCGAAGGTGAAGGGCAACAGGTTCTTCCCTCCGTCGAGGACCCTCAGTTTGTTGCTCATGCCCGCTTCTCCTCGCGCAGTGCGCGCTCGTACATCCGTTTCAGGGCAGCCTGGATACCACGCAGCTCCAACGCTTCGTTCAGCTGCGCCTTGTCCATCTCCTGCCGCCCGTCGAGCTTGAACTGCTCAGCCAGCTTGTCCTGCACGATGCGTCCCATGTGCTCGTCGATGCTGTTCCTCACGAGGAAGAGGCGCACCGTCACCGTCCCCGTCTGCCCCATCCGTGCGGCCCGACCTACCGCCTGCTTCACCACGTCCGGGGTGTAGTCGAGGGCGGCGAGGTTCACCGTCTTCGCCCACTGGAGGTTGGCTCCCTCGCTCAGTGCGCCGTAGGTGCCGATGACGTGGGGCACCTTGCCGGTGGACTTGCAGCGCGCCACGTAGTCAGCGATGCGCTTCAGCCGGAGGGAAGAGGAGTCCCCGCCGAGCACGAGGTACGAGTCAGGAAGCAGCGCAGCGATGGACTTCGCCTGCTCGCGCAGCCAGGTGAAGGTGATGCTGGGCTGGTCGGAGGCGTTGTCGTTAGCGATGTACTCCTGAAGCGCCTTCACCTTGAAGCCCGCCACCAGATGGGCGTGAGCAGCGATGGCCTCCATGCCTGCACTCTTCAGCGAAGCGAGCAGGAGGGAGTTCATTCCCGGCATCTCCAGCCACACCGTCTGGTACACCGTCTCGAAGGGCAGCTGCTTGTACACATCCGGGCGAGTGCGACGGAAGGACATCGTGCTCATCCGCTTGCGCAACTCCGGTGCGTTGGTCAGCTTCTTCCCAATCACCAGCCCGTACTCTCCCTCAGTGGCGCCGGCGTACCGCTTAGCGAAGGATGCGAAGTTCCCCCAGTACCCGGGAGAGATGAGGCTGAGGATGGGGTGGATGCGTGCCCCGTCGTTGTAGAGCACGGAGCCCGTCAGCCCCATCCGCCCAGCTGCGAAAGTGCTAGCCGTCTGCACGGCTTCCAAGCGCTGAGTCTTGAAGCCGCGCACGTTGTGAATCTCGTCGATGACCAGCACGTAGCTCCGGCTACCCACTGCTTCCATCGCCTTCTCTGCGTCGAGGTAGAAGGCCACCACCCAGTCAGGGTTGTGGATGGGCGCCAGCTTGGAGCGCTTGTCCCCGCTGGGCCACACCACCTGCACCCTCTGCTCCCTGCCTGCGAAGAGGGGGGACCACTTGTGAATCTCCCCCTGCCACTGTTGCTTGAGGAAGGAGGGGCAGAGCACCACCTTGCACTCCTGCATGGCAGCCAGTGCGGCGATGGTCTGCACCGTCTTGCCGATACCCACGTCGTCGTTGATGAGGACGCCCGTGTCCATCATCCCTCGGATGAAGGCTACGCCCTCAGCCTGGAAGGGAGGCAGCCCCTTCGGGTCCATCATCGGCTTCAGCCTCGTCGCCTTGCTCCACTCCACCTGCTGCCCCGCTGCTTCGAGGCAGGCGAAGAGGGTGTGCAGTGCACCCTCCACCGAGCCATCCGAATCCACCACTGCGCCGGGCACGTCAGCTGCCACGGCGATGCACTTCTTCGCGTGCTTGTCCTTCGTACTCAGAGGGATGAGCACTCCCTCCTCACCACGAGGCTTCAGTTTCCAGAGGTCCATGTCCTTGTCCTAGTCCGGCTTCCACACCCAGCTGCCACCGCGGAAGTCTTTGAAGTCCGTCGAGATACTCACCGCCCCACTGGACATCTTGCGCGTGAGGATGCCGCCATCTGCCATGCCCCAGAGAGCGGTGGTGCCACGCACCCGGCTGAAGTCCACCGTCTTGGAGTTCCCATCCACCGGCTTGCGGAAGTGGTGCACTACCAGCAGCGTGCCTCCGTACTTCAGCACCGCCTGACGCAGCGGAACGAGCGGCTGCACCAAGCGAGGGTCGTTCTCATCGAGGGAGTGGAAGTACACCAGCGGGTCAACGACGGTGACCGAAGGCTTCAGGTCAGTGATGAGCCGCACCATGTCCCGCTCACCCTGCACCTCGTCCAGCTTCCACTCCCAGGGATTCTTCACGAGGATGAAGTCGAAGCTGGCCTTGCCCTTCGGCCTCTTCTTCTTCAGCAACCTCGTCTCGTAGGCGTGACGGATGCCACGCATGGACTGCTCAGCTGCGAAGTAGACAGCAGTGCCCCGCTTCACTGGCTCTCGCTTGTACTGAGGGTCACCGAACCAAGTCCCCGTCGTCAGCGCCTTGATGATGGCGAGGACGATGGTGGACTTGTACGTCTTCGGGTCACCCGCCAGCAGCACCATGCCCGGAGGCAGCATCCCCGGCAGCACCCAGGTAGGGGGCCTGGCTTCCACCTCGTCGATGGAGACAAGGTACTTCCTCCACTCCTGAAGGGTATCTCTCACCGCCCGCTCCCGTTGTGCGCTCGAAGTTCTTCCAGGCACGGAAGGCAGCGAAGTCCGCTGCCACGTTGCCCGGATTCAGGCGAGCTTCCCACTGCTTGAGCATCCACTCTCTGAGCAGCTGGTCAGCGTTCATCGTCGGTGGCAGCGAGGAGAATCTTGGCGAGGGTGCGCGGCTCCTTGACCAGCTGCTTCTTGAACTGCGCGTTCTGAAGGGCGGTGTTCAACGCCGTCTGCACCAGCTGAGGAGCGAGCCTCTTCGCCAGCAGCTGAAGACTGGACGCCGTGCCTTCCAGCACCTGCACCTCCGCCCCCTGCACGTGCATCGTGGAGATGTCCCCGTCCTCGTTCACCCCTGCCTTGCAGACGAGCCGCACCACGAAGCCCACCTCTGCGAGTTCAATCTTGTCGGCGCTCACGTGTATCTCCTGTCCAGAGAAAAAGCGGGGCCAGTGTGGCGTGCTAGCCACTGGCCGGGAAGGTGCGGCATTGCACGCCCGGCCCCGCCTAGATTCAGTTGTCTCGTTGGGTTCCCGGCCAGCGAGGGCGCGAGTGTTAACTCTCCGAATCTTCCGAGTCAACCTTTCCGAGCACGCGCATCGCCGTTTGCACCGCTGCCTCTCGCACGAACGTCTCCACCCCACGCATCTTCGTGCGCCGCGCAGCTTGCTTCACCGTGCGGTACTCCATCTCCGTGTACCGGACGAGGGTCTTCCTCACCCGCTTGCGGTAGTCGGAGTCAGCCAGCGAGGGGTGGTGCTTGGCGAACTCCTCGGGGTCCTCGTCTGCCCACTTCATGTAGTCGGGGTTCAGCTTGTCTTCGCGCCGTGCCATCTCTATCTCCCGTAGTTGAGGTAACCGCTGTTGCATCCCTTGCAGAGGGCGCGCAGCTTCACCCCCCGCTGGTACTCCTGCCAGTACCTACGGATGCGCGTTCGGGAGTTCTCCTCCCGTGCGCACCAATCCTTCCCGTCTTCGTGGTCTACCTCCAGTCCCCAGTCCTGTCCGCACATCGCACACCTGCCACCGAGTAGCTCGATGAGGTCCTCTCGGCGGCTCACCCAGTACTGACGAGCCCGCCGCTCCCGCTGCCTCCCATACCAGCGCAGCCAGAGACGGCGAGCAGCCAGCGCCCCGATGACATGAGCCTCCATGCCTAGGCGATGGGCTCGAAGGTGGAGGAATCCACGCCGACGATGGCGCAGAGACGGTTCAGTGCGGAGCGGGTGTGGAAGAGGTTGTCCTCGGTGATGGCGAGGCGAGAGACGAGCCGGAGAATCTCCTGCCTGTGCTCGGTGTCCTGCGTGCGCAGCGTGTTCACCTCGGCAGTCAACGTCTCCACCTTGAGGAGCAGCTCCTCCCTCAAAGCGAGGACGCTGTTGGTACCGAGCACCTTCGCCACTTCCTCGTGGGCAATCTCCTTCACCGTGTCAGAGGCGTGCTCGTTCACCATCTCACCCAGGTAGCGGGTTGCCCAGTCGTCGATGACGTCCTTCACCTCGGACTCGTAGTCACCGAAGGAGAAGCAGTCGTTGAGCAGCTGAGCACCGTCGATGTTCCCGTTGACCATCGCCTCCCAGTCAATCTTCTCCACTGCGTCTTCCACCGAGCGGTCCACCATGTCCCGCACCCCGTCCATGATGTGGCTGCTCTTCTCCTCCTTCTCTCCCTCGTGCAGCTTGAGAATCTCAGCCCTCAAGTTCAGGGCATGAGCCTCCAGCTTCTCGTCCAGTGAGGTGATGTTCACCTTGCCGTTGACGAGATGCGCCACGCTGAGGGTCAGGTCCTCCTGCTTCCTGACCAATCCCACGATGTCGTCCGTCAGCCCGTCGATTGCCGCTTCCTGGCTGCTCACCTGCTTGAGGATGCTCCGCATGTGTATCTCCTGTCCGTTAGGTCCGATGAACTAGACCGAGCAGGGGCTCACCTCCACAGCGTGAGCCCCACTCGCTGCTAGTTCAGCGCAGCCCAGCCCTCCATCACCAGCCGGCCAGCCACCTGCTCAGTCACTGCCGCCTGCGCCATCGTCTCCTCCTGGGAAGCACGGGTCAGCGCGTTGACCAACCCGGCCAGCGTGTTGCCCGCTCCCTTCACCCCGTCCGCATCCCACAGCTGACCGGCCAGCGTCAGCGTGGAGTCCGGCAAGGCCAGCGCCGAGCCCACCCGAGTGAGCACCTCACCCCGGGTGGGGAAGGTACCGGGCAGCTCGTTCGAGTACGCATCCCCGAAGGCGTGGACGAAGGGCTCGATGGTGCGCAGCGCCCGGAGCACAGCGTCAGCGATGCGAGGACCGATGTCTCCCACGTGCTTGCCTCCCACCGCCTCGTCCTTCCCTGCCCAGGCAGTGATGAAGTTGAAGCAGAGCACCCGGAGGATGCCGCCGAAGACTTCCCAGCTGTGTGCCTTCGTCTCGCTGTTCGTGACGTGGACCTTCGCCATCACTGCGTCGCCCACCCTCACCTCCCGGGCCAGCATCGGGAAGAGAATCTCGAAGTCGGTGCGGTCGAAGTTCCGGGTGATACGCAGCTTCCCACCCTTGGGGAGGGAACGCTCCAGCACGGAGGCAATCGCCAAGTCGTCACCCCTCTCCTGGCTGTGCTTGGTGGAAGTGACGGCCCGAATCACCCGCCGCTTGCTCTCAGGGTGGAGGATGGTGCGGAGCACCGCATCATCCCGGAGCACCTTGCGCTCGGCCCACTCGTTGAACACGTCGGCCCGAGTCTTCGGGGAGAGGGAGAGGAGCACCGACGAAGCCCCCTGCCGCACCGCGTCAGGCTTCACCATCCCCACCACGTGGGAGAAGCCGGCCTCGGTGTACCCCAGCGCCTTGCCCGGGTCCTGCCCCTTGCCGAAGAGGCCAGCCCGCTCGCTGCTCATCCGCACCTGGGAGATGGGCACCTTCACGTCCACCGGGTTCTCCTCCTTCACCCGCTGGCGGAGGGCAGCCAGCCCCTCACTGAGGTCAGGCAGCGCAGCCACCTCCGTCTCCAACTTGCGCTTGTTCTCCTCACCGATTGGGAGGAGGGACTCCCCTTCCGGGACCCTCGTCTCCGGCAGTCGGAAGCCAGCCCGCTGCGCGAGCAGCTTGAGGTAGGCGTTCCGCGTCTCGCTGCTCTCGTTCCCCATGTAGACGCCCTGCGTGCCGCTGTTCACCGTGATGTCGCTCATGTCCGTGTCCTCGTTCACTGCGTGGTTGGGTGTAGCTACCGCTGCCAGTCGGAGGGGAGGAAGCCTCCTCCCTTCAGCCATCCGTTCAACGCCAGCACCAGCTCAGCCAGGCGCGCAGCGTCATCGTTGTCCCACTCGATGCCCTCATCCAGGCACCGCGTCACCTCCCTCGCCAGCCTGAGCATCTCTTGCAGGTTCGCGTTCGGGTCCATCACTCCCTCTCCATCATCTCGTCTGCTTCCTCGTCCACCTTGCGCCACCAGCGCAGGCAGGGAGGGCAGAGGGTGTCGGGTTCGCACTCCGCTCCACACTCGGGGCACTCACCCCGGGGCGGGTCCTCGTGCTCTTCAGTCGGGCTTGGCGTCGGAGATTGCGACATCCACCTGCCCCTTCACGATGGTTTCGATGTCGAGGTACGTGGGGTACAACTTCGTGTAGGCCACGGGCATGTCCGCCATCAGCTTGTACCGAGTCTCCGCGGCGACGTGGTACAGCAGGAAGTCCAGCATCCTGCGCATCTCCCATGTGTTCAGCCTGTCCGTCCGTGCTCCGCTCATGCACTTCTCCTCTGTCTAGTCGTTGGGCACACGTATCCGTGCCGGGTTCACCCTTCCTCTGCGTAGTCCGGGGATGCGTGCGTCACCCTCCGGTCCAGCTCACCCTTCCGCGTCACCCTGAAGCAGTACCTGCGCAGCCACTCCTCGTCTGAGATGAGCAGTGTGGTGGGGCGCGAGCTAAGCCCTCGCCACACCCTCTCTCTGTTCGGGTTGGAGTGCGTCCACCTGTAGAGGAAGCGCGCGAGCACCTCCGCCCTCAGCTTCGGGCTGAGCTTGTCTCCTCTCACCCAGCCCACGGCTACGCCGCCTGCCTCGCGTACTCCTGCTCCTGCTCCTCCCACCACGCGAGCAACTCCTCCGCCTTCTCCCGACTGCTGAGCACGGGCGGGCACACCAGCACCCCCTTCTCCAGCCAGCCGTACCGCTTGCCACGCTTCACCATCACGAAGTTCCCACGGTTCATGTCTCTGCCCCTGTCCTGTGCTGCGTTGTCCTGCGTCCTTGGTTGTCTGCGCTCTGCGTCCTACGCCTTGCCGAGAAGCACCGGGAAGGCCATCACCGCCGTCCAAGCCAGCGCCCACATCACGTAAGGGTCCACCGTGCACCTGTCCTTTGCGCCCGAAGATGGGCGGGCGCAGGGATGAGCAGCCCTCACCCCCGACCCTCCTCACCTCCGGGGTGCTACTCCTCCCGGAAGTTCAGCTTGGTCTTCACCTTCCGGCCCGTCTTCACCGACTTGCCCGTCTCGTCTTTCGTGTACTCCTCCACCTCGAACTCCCGGTCCTTGTTCTCACGGATGAAGGCCAGGATTTCGGGGAGGAACTTCGCCAGCCGCTCCCACTGGGAGGGGTAGAGGCTGAGCGGCATACGTTGGAGCCCGTACACCGAAGCGCATCCCTTCGCGCTCACCTTCACACTGAGCCGTCCCGCCTGCCTTGTGGCAGCCGCGACCTTCAGCCGCTCGTTCTCCGCCTGCATCTCCGCCAGCTGCCGCGCCATCCTTGCGAGTTCATCCGAAGGAGCAGCGGCCACAGTGAAGGGGAGGGTTCGCGCGTTGTTCTTCGTGCTCATGTTCTCTGTCCTTGTGACTGGGAAGGGTTCATCCCTCCGCCAGTGGGGAGCGTTCATCCGTGGTGCCGCTCTCCACTGGGGGCCAGGGTCACCATCCCTGGCCCTCAGTCTTGCGCGCTGCCTTGCCCTAGCTCCGCCGGTTTCGATGGTCAGAGCAGCGCGCTTCTCTTCGCTAGGTGGTCGCCCGGTGCATTGTCGCCCGTCTGGCCCCGGTTCTCGGCGGAGAACCCCACGGTTCACCCGTGGCACTGTAGGAAGGTATTCGGTAGCCGGAAGTGACGCGCGGGTTCTCCCCGATGGCGTGAACGTCCTCTTCCCCGAGGGGAGAGTGTCCCGCGCGCAAACCATCCGACCTGTCAAAGAACGCCGGCCAGCCCCATCCCCTCCCGTGCATCCCGTCGAGCATCCCCGACGCAGCGCACCGCCCCGCCCAACCGCCGACCGAAACAACATTGGGAGGTATTGCAGACCGTGGGCCAACGGCTAGCCGGCCCCTCGAACAAATGAAATCAGGCGTTTAGCTCTAGACGGCTAGCCGTCCCGACCTGAAATAGGACAATCTCCAAGGCCGCTCTAGAAATTCCAAGCGGATAGCGATGCACCACATGGAGCGCGGATGCTCCACCGACCAGGGAGAGGGGGAACCCTCTACCAGGGAGAGGGGAGGACAAGGGAGCGGCTAGCGGGGGGCCTAGGGCCGCGTGCCACTGGGTGGAGATACACCTAGCGCAGTGTAGGGCAGTGACCCCTCCCTCCCATGCGTCGCCCTACCTGACACTGCCCTGCCCTAGGTGACGTGGCGTGTATGGTCACGCCCAGGGCGGCGGAGTACCCCAGGGGGCGCCGTGTAGATGCCCCCTGGCATACCCCCACCCCCCTCCCCCGCCCCCCTTCGTCTAGGCCCCCGGAACAATTTCCGATTCAACCCCACGTGCGGCGGCTTGCTTTTCTTTTATTCTTATCCTATTACCAAGAGGGACCCCCCCCTTCGGGGGGGTCCCTAGGTGGGGAGGTTCTATATATGAAGACCAACTTCGGGATGGGCATTCACTTCTCTCTGAAGGAGGTAGTGGACGGCTGGCAGTGGCGCGTGAAGCGCTTCACCCGGGTCCTCGCAGAGGGAAACGGGGCCACCAAGAAGGAGGCGGAGGAGAAGCTGAAGAAGGCCCTGGGGGAGCAGATGCTGTCGGTGGGGGTGAAGCAGGCGGAGCGCACGAAGTGGAGGCTGAAGCTGCGCAGCTACGTGGAGCGCAGGCCCTACCTCGCTGCGTGGGTGGTGGAGGGGGTGATGGCGGGGCTGGAGAAGGGGGCCATCGGGGAGCAGGCTTACGAGATGGAGGTGGCCTGGTCGAAGAAGGACCCCAAGGAAGTCCGGCACCCCATCTCCAGACACCACCTCTCGGTGACGCCGGAGAAGGGGGCCAGGGCCATCTACGAGTGCTTCGAGGCTCTGGGGCTGGCTGAGCCTGCGAAGGCGGAGCGCTGGGGCAAGGAGACGCTGGGGGAGCGCTACTTCGGGGGTGAAGAGTGACGCTGCGCACGTGCCGGGAGTGCCAGACTCCCTACGATTTCTCCGAGAGCGAGGACGGACTGCACGATTGCGCCTACGCGGACGCCAAGCGTCTGGTCGCTGCCGTCGCAGAGAGGGACGAACTCCGGGCGAAGGTGGCGATGTTGGAGGCCAGGTTGAAAGAACGCGCCGGGCGCGTCCGGTACGTGGAGGCTCGGTCCCTCGATTACGTGATGGAGCTGGTTGCCAAGTGCTCTGCGTTGTCCGTCGCCAAGACTGGACGTGATGCCGCTCGGTCGGCGCTCTATCAGTGCAAGGGAGCACTGGATGCAGCTGAAACGCTGCTTCGTCAGGGTGGAGTGATTCCGATTAAGGGTGAGAGCTGGCGCCAGGTGCGCGCAGCGCTCAACACGGTGCAGGAGGTACTCGGTGAGTAACTGGACGGCTCAGGAGAAGGCGGACCAGATGGGGAAGGCACTCGTGCAGGAGCGCGACCAGTGGCGGGCACGCTCCGGGGAGATGGAGAAAGCCCTGGCAGAGGCAGTCCTGGCCCTCCGTGAGGCCAGGAAGTCCTGGCGCCACGTGAGTGCCTGCCGCTGCGTGCACTGTGTTCCGCTCCTTGGGGCGCTGGAGAGCGCCGAGAAGCTGGGGGTGAGGTAATGGCGAAGGCATCCAGGCGCAGCGTCACGGACGGCTCTGCAAGGCTGAAGGCCAAGGCGAACAAACCCCTCCACGACGTGGAGAGGGTGGAGCCTGAAGTGCAGGAGGTTCCCGAGCGGGAGCTGCCGGAGGGCAGCGGCTCTCCATTGGGCATCTACCTTTCGATGAGCGGGGTGTCCCTCACCGCCGCTGCGAAGGCGTTCGGCATCCCGTACCGCACGGTGGAGGGCTGGATGAAGGGGAAGACCGTCCCCTCCCTCGCCGCTGCCTACGAAATCGAGCGGCTCACCAAGGGAGTGGTGCCGATGGAAGCGTGGCTGGCTCTGCCGGCAGCCAAGTCCATCATCGCCGCTTGGCGCGCCCAGCAGCCGGAGAGGCTCCGGCATGCACCGGGGGGCATCACTCCGGGAGGCTTCGCCCGTCCCTTCGAGAGCAAGTCCAAACAGCAGCGCCAGCAGAAGGACGCAGTGGCTAAGGCGCTGAAGGCGCAGGAGCGGCGCTTCAAGGACGAGGACCCGGGTGACACCGGGGACGAAAACCCGGAAGGATAGGGCCATGTCGAACCCGAAGACGGACTTGGAGAATCTCTTCCCGGACCCGGAGCGCATCCTCCAGGCCCAGCGCAGCGCCGCTCCGCACTTCATGCGCTGCCCGGGAGGACACCTCCTCCCGAACCGGACGACGAGTGGCAGGTGCTCTCCGATGGACTGCGTGGAGCGCCCGAAGCTTCAGCCGGGCAGCAAGGCGCAGAAGGACGCAGCGGTGAACATGCGCCCCTATGAGGCGGAGATGCGCTTGCAGCCAGTGGGCACCGAGCAGGCGAGCACCGAGCCGACGCTCACCGCCGAGGCGGAGATGGCCCTGGCGCAGGCGAAGGAAGCTCTGGTGCTCATGCGACTGGTGGGCATCAAGCAGGCCCGGGAAGCCTTGCACCCGATGCCCAAGGTGCCGGCTGCTCCCACGGGGGTGTCGCAGAAGGAGTACGTCAAGCAGCGCTTGGAGGACATCGCACCGTATCTCTTGGAGCGGAAAATCTTCACTGCGCTCTTCAATCCCGGAGACGCAGGCGACGAGGCAGCAGCAGAATTGCTGGAGCGGGCCGGGTTCCCGAGGAAGACGGACCCCGCGCCTGACTACAGAGGTCCCGTGATATTCGTCGGCGGGACGTTCGTTTCACCCTACTCGCAGCAGAAGGAGCTACGAAATGAGCAACCCCGAGTCGTCGAAGGAAGTCTCGCCGTCGATGGAAGCGTCCAGCAGTCTGCCCGAGGGAGCGGACACCCAGCTCTCGGAAACGGCAGCGATGATGAGGAAGGAGTTCGAGTCGATTCAGCCGCCGCCGGCGAAGGCTATCCCGTGGCCCTTTCTCCTCAAGCTGGTGGGCTCGAAGAAGCGGGTGAGTGAGGCGCTCGTGCGCGTGATGGGTGAGCGCGTGGCCATCTCTCGCGGAGCGCCCGGCTGCGATGTGCTCATGGAAATGCTCTCCGCTGCCGGGGAGATGTTGGACGCCAAGGAGCTGGCCGACAACGAGCGGGCGCACCTCGAAGTGATGCTGGATGTTCCGAGCGGGAACATGGTCGTGAAGCTCACGGCGGTGGCCATCAAGCTCCCCTCTCCGAAGACGGGCATCACCTCCGTGGAGGAGCTGGAAGCGTTCGAGTCCGCGCAGGTGAAGCTCTAGGTCATGCGATTCTCTCGGCTGGACAGGGTACGGCTGGCGTCTCAGCCGAAGCAGAATCAGCGGGTGGAGCTGGCCGGGCTGGAGGACTTGGCTCGGCTCATCGTCCATCCGACCAAGCCGCTGCTCCCGACGCAGAAGGACTTCATCTTCTACCCGGGACGCATCGCGCACTTCATGGGGCCGGTGGGAGCCGCCAAGACTTCGGCCTTGGTGGGCTCCCTCCTGCTTCCATCTCTCCTCTACCCAGGCGGGGTGTGGGGGCTCTTCCGCGCCACGTGGTGGACGCTGGAGCAGACCACCCTCCGCCGCTTCATGGAGTCCATCGACAGGCTTGGGCGCTCCATCATCGTGGACAAGGAAGCCGGCCCGCCGATGAAGCTGTGGCTGCACCCGGCGGTGAACAACCCGGACGGTTCTCCGGGTGCGCCGGTGGAGTGGATTTTCCACGGGCTCGACGACATCGGGAAGCTGGGCTCCACCGAGTTCACCGGCATCGGTGTGGACGAAATCGACGAGCTGCCGGAGCCGATGGTGGACACGCTCAACATGCGGCTCCGCCATCGCCTGCCGCACCAAGAAGTAGCTGAGGGGCCGTTCTTCCTGCGCTCTGCGTGCAATCCGGTGCGCCGCTCCCACTGGGTGCACTACCGCTACTGTGGCGAGGAGAGCTGTCTCAACCCTCCCTTCGGGAAGAAGTTCCGCCCCCTCCGCCGGGAGAACGAGTCGAACCTTCCTCCGGGGTACTACGACGAGTTGGCGGCAGGGATGTCCCCGGAGACGAAGCTCCGGTACATCGAGGGAGAGTGCGGCCCAGACATCTCCGGCTCCCCCGTCTTCCGCAACGAGTTCCGAAGCGACCTGCACGTGGGGGACTTGCTCTACTACCCCTCGCTGCCGCTCATCCTCTCCATCGACTTCGGGCGCAGGAGGCCCGCTTGCGTGTGGTCCCAGCGCACGCCGGAGGGTTTCGTGAACAGGCTCTCCGAGTTCCTGGGCGAGGAGATGAACACCGACCGCTTCGCCAAGACGGTGAACATGCTGACGGCTACGCGCTTCCCTCACGTGCGCAAGCGGGTGGAGTTCTGCGACCCCCACGGCACGGCGAAGAAGTCCGTCAGCGACGAGTCGGACATCGACATCATGCGGCGCAACGGCTTCCAGTTGCAGTACCGCGACGTGGCGAAGAAGACGGGGCTGGAGAAGATGAGCGAAGGGTTGAACACCCTCATCAAGGGGCGGCCCCGCTCGATGTACAACCGGAAGGGGACGCCACTCCTCATCGAAGGGTACGTCGGTGGGTACACCTACCCGGACGCGCAGCCGGGGAAGCCGCTGAAGGAGGAGCCGGTGGCGGATGGCTTCTACGAGCACCTCATGGATTGCGACCGATACCTTGAGGTAAATCTCGGAATGGGGTCCAGTACGCCCAAGCAGCAACAGGGGCGTGTGCTCCGCAAGATTCGCAACCCAGTTACCGGCTACTAGGAGGCTACCGTGGCAGACGTTCCGCATGTGGAAGCGGTGCAGGACCCCTTCAACCCTTCCACTGGCGATTCGTCTCCGCCGAAGAACTGGGCCACTTCGGAGTCGGTGCGCACCCGGGTGCGGAACGAGATTCTCCCGCTCGTGAACGAAGTCCGGGACCGGAAGCGGAGGCTCAACGACCGCTGGGCCTCGCTGAACAAGGTCTGGTCGCTGGAGCACGAGTACCAGGGGTACGAGGGACGCTCGAACATCTACGTCCCAGCGGGGAAGAAGGGAGCGGAGACGCTCACCTCCCAGCTGGTGGCAGCCACCTTTCCCGGGGAGGACGTCTTCTCCATCGAAGCGAAGGCGGAGGAGTTCGCCGCTGGGGTGGAGGACACGAAGTTGCTCCTCCAGCACCGGGTGCAGTCCACCGCGAAGGTGCGCTCGAAGGCTGACCGCTTCTACCGGCAGCTTGTGGTCACCGGGAACTCTCCGGTGAAGTACTACTACAAGCGCAAGACGGTGAAGGGGATGCGGCGTGCCAAGCGGCAGCCGGACTATTCCGGCATCCCTTCTCCCGTGGAGCAGGAGTACGTGCTCTACGAAGGCCCCGTCTTTGAGACGCTGGACCCGGCCAACCTGTACGTGTGGCCCGAGGATGTAGGGGACCTCATCGACGCGGAGATGGTCTTCGAGGACATCACCACCACGGTGGCCGCGTTGCGCGCCAAGGCGGCGGAGGGCATCTACATCTCCAGTGAGGTGGACGCCATCTGCCGCTCGCTTCAGGACGAGAAGAACCTGAACTCGCGCCGGAAGCTGGAGGGGCAGGGCATCATGTCCCCCCATGACACCGCCAACGGCCCCTACGGGCTGGCGGACATCACCGAGGTCTACATCCACTTCGACCCTGAGGCGGAGAATCGCTTCGCGGAAGAGTCCCCCATCCCCTGCCTCATCACGCTGGATGCCGGCGGACGGGTGCTCCGTGTCATCGAGAATCCCTTCTGGCACAAGATGCCCCCCTACAGCATCGGGCGCATGGGGCAGCTGGTGGGGCGCTTCTGGGGCACTGGTTTCGTGGAGGCCATCCGGGAGCTGAACCTGCTCCTCAACGACCAGACCAACCAGGCGATGGACTGCGCCACCTATGCCCTCAACCCGGTGGTACTGGCGAACGAGGACATGCTGCTGGGCGCACTGCCGGACCTTGAGCCGGGCGTGCAGTGGCTCGTGCGAGACATCAACGCGGCGGTGAAGTTCGACCGCCCGCCGGGGGACCTCATCCAGTACGGGAGCATCCTCACCTCGCAGACGATGAGCTGGCTCAACGACTTCATCGGCGCGCCGCCGGTGCTCTCGGGGGGCTCGGCCCCGGGCCGCGCGTTCCGCACCGCCACGGGCGTCGGAGCTGCACAGTCGAACGCCATGAAGCCGCTTCAGGAGATTGTGCGGCTCTGCGAGACGGACGTGTGGGAACCGACGCTCATGTTCTTCCACTCCCTCGACCAGCAGTTTGCGTCGGACCAAGTGCTGGCCCGCTTCGGGCCGAACATCAAGCGGCTGGACCCGCGGCTGCTGGGCGGCGACTACGTGTACCGCTGGATGGCGAGCACGCAGACGGCGAACCAGCAGGTGAAGGGCAGCCAGGTGGTGCAGCTCCTGGGCTTGCTGGCGCAGCCGGGCCTGGGTCAGTTGCTCCAGGCGCGTGGCATCAAGCTCAACCCGGTGCCGCTGCTGAAGCGGCTCTACGAAGAGGTCTTCGGCTTCCGCGACTTCAACAAGGTGGTCGAAGAGAATCTCCTGGGCTCTGCCGGGATGCAGGCGCAGCCCGCCAGGACGGCTGACGTGAACAGCTCCGAGCTGATGGAGAATCCGCTGGCCGGCGAGAATGAAATGCTCGACGAGAACCCGGAGTTCGCGGCCACCCGGATGGGGGCCAACAGTATCGCCGGCCTCTTCGGTGCGCTGGGTGAGGGAGGAGTCCCGGGAGATGCGTCCTTGACTGAGGACGGCGGACTCTAGGAATCTCCCGGTGTGGCTATCTCCCCCGGCGAACTCCCGACGCTCATCGACGCACTTTCTGCTCTCGTGCGTTCCGATGGGTGGAAGGTGTATGAGCGCTTCGTGATGCAGCAGGAGGAGATGGTGCAGCGCGCCATCACCCAGGCACAGCCGGCGGAGGGGGTGACCCTGACCGAGCACGTGCTCCGCAACGCGGGTGCGCTGGCGCAGCTGAAGTTGCTTCGGAGCTGGCCTCATGACCAGCTCCGGGTGTTCGTGAAGCAGATGGAGCAGTTCCAAGCGACGAAGGAGAAGACAGGACAATGAGCGACGAGACTCAGAACGGTGGAAGCGCGGGTGAGGGTGCAGGCGCAGCTCCGGCTCCGGCGGCTCCGGCCCCGGACATGTCGGCGCTGATGCAGCGCATCGAGGCCATGAACAGCCGCCAGGAGCAGTTCATGGCGCAGGTGTACCAGGGGATGCAGTCGCCCCCGGCCCCGGCGCAAGGCGGCGGGCAAGAGGGGGACGACGACGCGAACATCGACCCCGCCACTCAGCGCGCCCTCGCCCGCGCTTCCCAGGCCCTCGACCAGAAGATTGCGCAGGTGGACGAGCGCGCGGACTTCCTGGCGTACCAGCAGCACGTGACGCAGATGGGCTTCACCCCGGAAGCGGTCCAGGCGACGGAGCAGACCTACGAGATGTGGAAGCGCTCGGGGATGACCTTCGCGGGGAAGCCGCCCTCCCGCTTCGATGCGCTGCGCTACACCGCGGGCATCCTCGCTGAGCAGGGCAAGCCCGTTCGGGCTGGAGCTGGCGGGACGGGGGAGCACACGGTGCAGGCGCACAACCGCCACGCCGTGGTGGAGCGCCCCGGGCGCACCGCCCCCCGCGGGCAGGCCGAGGCGCCCGACCCTCAGCAGCTCACCCGCCGGGAACGCATGAAGGACGGCGGCAAGTACTGGGCTGACCGACTCGACAAGAGCGGCGGCTGGTAGTCCACAACCCGGGGGTTTCCCCCGAACATAGGAGGCTGTCCCCGTGGCTGACGACAATGCAGTTGGTTCTTCTTCGCTGACGTATGACCAGGGTCGGTACATCGCTGATGAGCTGGTGGAGCGCTCCGAGCTGCTCCACAAGCTGCCTCAGCTGTGCGACGCCAAGCCGCTCGCCAAGGGCAACGGGGACACCGCCGAGTTCGTGAAGTACAACCGCACCAACGTCCCGGTGGAGCAGCTCTCCGAAGGCGTCACCCCGGATGGGACCGAGTTCACCATCTCGCGTCAGACCATTCAGGTGGACAAGTGGGGCATGTACATCACCCTCACCGACGTGGCGGAGGTGACCACCAAGCACCCCGTTCTGAACGAGGCTCTGGACCTCGTGGCCGACGCGATGGCCCGGTGCCAGGACTACAACATCGCGGAGGTGCTGAACGCCGGCACCAACGTGCAGTTCTGGGAGGGCAGCCGCGCCGACCGGAGCGCCATCACCGCCACCGACTACTTCTCCGCCGAGGTCTTCAACCGCGCTCGCGCGGACATGAACGACCAGGGTGCGAAGCCCCGCGTCGGTGACTTCTTCGTCATCGTCTGTGGCCCCCAGGTGGAGGCGGACATCCTGCACGAGAGCGCGGCGGTCGGCTCCTTCGCGGCGTCCGCTCAGCAGCAGAAGATGGACAAGCTGGAGAAGGGCCACGTCGGTGACTGGCTCGGCTTCCGCATCATCCGGTCGAACTTCATGCCGAAGTTCGTGCGCTTCACCCACGGCTTCACCGTCGCCATCTCCAACACCGCCAGCGGCCAGCTGAGCGGCACGGTGTACTTCAAGATTACCCGGAAGGACCTCACCCGGGGATTCGAGGAGGCCATCTGCGCGGAGGCCACCCAGGCGATGGGCGGCGGTGGAGACGACACCATCACCTTCACCGCGCCCTTGACCAGCGGGTATGTGTACAACATCTACGCGGGCTCCGCGACCGGGGACGCCAACCTCTGGCTGGTGAAGGAGAACCTGGCGGCGAGCGGCAGCTACGTGCTCACCGCGCTCCTCACCTCCGGGACCAACCCCCCCACCACCCCGGCCTCCGGTGTGACCGTCCACCCGATGTACATCTTCGCGGCGAAGGCGGTTGACCACGTGGAGATTTCCGAGCTGAACATGGGGGCGGGCATCACCCCCAAGACCCGCTCGGATTCGGACCCCCTCCAGCAGCGCCGGAAGGTCGGCGCCAAGTGGAACCACAAGGCGGGGATTCGGAACTCCTTCGCCACCAAGCGCATCGAGCTGGCGTCCCAGTTCTAGGCGTCAGTCAGGGGTGACCGACACCAGGGGGCCTGCGCAGTACGGCAGGCCCCTTTTTCACAGCAGTCCCACCAAGCAGGACAGGAGATACAGATGGCGTTCAACACCAAGAAGCGGAAGAAGTCCGGTGACAGCATCCTTCAGGATGCCGAGACGGCGCGAAGCAAGGCGTACAAGGAGGGCGGGACCTGGGACGAGCGTGAGACGCGCGCCTCCGTCGTGGAGGAGGTGGCCGACGCCGCCGAGCAGAAGAAGGCTGCCGGCGACCAGCTGGGGGCGGACATCGCCACCAAGGCGCTCCAGGCGCTGACCCAGGCGTTGGAGCTGATGGAGTCGCGCATCGGGAAGCTGGAGCAGCCGAAGACGCTCAACACCAAGGAGCGGCTCCTGAAGTGCCCGACCTGCTCTCAGATGATGCGCTCGGCATCCGGGCGCGGAGTCTGCACGGGGCAGCACGTGCAGGTGATGGTGGCCCCGAACGACTTCTCCCTCTGGCCCTCGTACCAGGGGACGGTCTGGAACGGCATCACCTACGCGGGCCGCTGCACCCTGCCGGTGACCATCGCCGGCTCGGTGAAGGCGGAGATTTCCCGCTGGGAGCAGCGGGAGAAGAAGAAGTTCATCCCCGGTGGCAAGATGTTCGGAGCCGGCGACTTCGCCACCGGCTCCACTTCGCTGGGCGGCATCCCCATCCTGTAGGAGGTAGTTCATGGCACTCGCCACTGCATCGACTCTCATCTCGCGGGCGTTGCAGCTGGCGGGTGACGTGAGCCTCAGCACCCATGCTTTCGGGTGGCTGAACGACGGGCTCAGGGACCTGTACCGCAAGGGCTCCTGGGCCTTCCTCTCGAAGTGGTATGGCCCCTACACGCTGACGGTGGGCTCGACCTACCTCGACTTCGGAGGTGGGTCGAACACGGCGGACTCCATCGCCCGGATTCACCGCATCGCTATCGCTGAGCCCACCTCCGGCAGAGGACTGGGTGAAGTGGACTTGGAGACGCCCTCCGAGGTGGGCTCCGGCGACGTGCACCTCTTCCTTCCCACGGATGCGTCCGGGCTTCCCAGCAAGGCCACCCTGGAGCAGACCACCGTCGATTCCGCCTTCAGGCTGCACTGGACGCCGCTGCCCGGGTTGGCTTACCGCATCGGCATCTACGCTCAGAAGGTGCCGGCGGCGCTGGGAGCCACCAGCTCGACGCCCACGTACCCCAACGACGAGACGCTGGTGCAGATGCTGGCCGCCAAGGCGCTCTTCCACCAAGAGGACCCGCGCGCGGATGCCGCGGAGGCCAAGTTCCACCGGCTGGTGAGCGAGGACCGGGTGGTGTACGGGATTCAGCCGCGGAGGCTGGAGCTGAGCCGGCGCCGCTTCAGGAGGTAGTCCATGCCGAAGGATACGGTGCTGGTGCAGCGCTTCGACGGGGTGTGCCTGTCGCGCCACCCGCGAGAGCTGAAGGACACGCAGCTCGTCCGGGCGCTGAACACCTATCCCGCGGAGAAGGGAGCGGCAGTCCTCTCGATGAGGCCGCACACCCAGCTCATCGATTCCGAAGTCTTCGCCACGTGGAAGCAGACGCTCATCACGGGTGAGGTTATCCCGGACCCTGCCCACCCCGACCTGTATGCGCGGATGGCCTTCGCGCAGTTCGAGGATACGAAGGGGCACCACCACCTCCTGCTCTGGCTGCCGCGCTACACCGTCACTCCCGGACCCATCTACAACACCGGCGGAGTGCTGCTGGAGTGGGACTCCTCCACCAGCTCGTGGCACGTGGTGCTCGGGAAGGTGGGCACCGACGACTACGGGCTCTCGGCCATCGACCGTCCCTGCTTCGTGAACTACCAGCGGAAGCTCTACGTCTTCACCGGAGCGGACAAGAGTGGGTACATCCTCTATGCCCCGCTGACGGGCAGCTCTCCGCTGGTGACCACCAACACCTACGATGACGTGGGCTTCAACTGGCACAAGGCCATCAAGCCGAAGGTGGTGTCCGTCTACCGCGGCAGCTTCATGCTGGCGGACTTCGACCCCGAGCAACCGGGGTACGTCGCGCTCTGTGACCCGCTGGACCCGCTCACCCTCATCCCGGAAGCTAGCTGGTTCTTCGTGGGAGTGGCCGACGACCAGCGCATCGTGGCGACGAAGGAGATTGCCGTGGTGGGCGGCTCCGACATGGTGGAGCCCTACTGGTTGGTGCTGAAGCAGCGCTCCATGTGGATGGTGCAGGGCGAGCCCCCCACCTCCGTCCTCAACGGCACCCTCCGGGTGACGCCCATCAACAAGGACGAGGGCTGCATCTCCAAGGAGACGGTGGTGGATACGCCGCATGGGACGGTCTGGTGCTCGGGCAAGAACGTGTGGCTGATGCCCTCCGGCCAGCAGCCGGTCAAAGTCGGTGATGACATCGCTCCGCTGCTGGCCTCGCACTATGGGGCGGCGGTCTACGCCTGGCACGCCGTCTACAAGGACGGCTTCTACAAGCTCACCATCCCGCGCGTGGCTCCCGGGCAGGGGGACACCGGCGAGGACTACGGAGAGGCGTACCTCACCGCTCCCACCGAGCAGTGGTGGCTGGACATGCGCGAGTACCCGGAGCGCATGACGTGGTGGGGGCCGATGGACCTGCCGGCAGCCGCCGCGATGGTGGAGACGTTCTCGGACGGGCACTCGCGGGAGGTGCAGGCATTCGTCCGGCTCTCGGAGCCCAACTCGACCCTCTACTTCGTGGAGGCCAACCAGCGAACGGAGGCGCATCTCGACGCGCACAGCGGCTTGGACAATCAGACAGGTCCGAAGCAGGAGCTGGTCTTCAAGGAGTTCACCTTCGGGGACCCGGTGCTCAAGAAGATTGTCTCCAACGTGGAGCTGGTGGCCTACGTGGAGAACCCGAACGGGGCCTTGGACGGTGACGGGAACTTCCGCCCCGCTGACGACTTCGGCGGTGTGGCGCTGAAGATGCTCGGTGACTCCGGGCGTCTCAGCGTGGCGGGAGAGCAGGCCACGGATGGTTCTCTCATCCCCTCTTCCGACTTCACCCTCGACCTGACGGAGCTGGACAGCGACTCAGGCGTGAACGAGGAGTTCGCAGTCGCTGCCGTTTACCCCGCCAACGGGGACCGATTCGTTGCGCGTACCTTTCAGCCTGTGCTCTACACGGAGCCGAGTGAAACCAACGCCCCAGCCGTTAGGCTGGCTGGCTTCGGGATGAAGATTCGTCCCATTGGAAGGAGAATCTCGTGAACCACATTCGCAGCCTGCTCTACGGATTCAGCATCTGCCTCATGCTGGCCCTCGCCGTCTTCGTGGTGAAGGATGCACTGGGGCACTCCGGCTCTCCCGCTGGAGTGACGTGGACGACTGGGCAGAAGCTCACGTCCACGGACCTGAACAACACCGTCGCCCACCTCCACAACACCTTCGATGGGAACATCGCGGACGAGAACGTGTCCGTGAGTGCCGCCATCCAGCACACGAAGATGCAGTACCCGGCACTGCTTCCCAAGGCGTGGGCGCGGCCCACGGATGGAGTGAGCAACAGCACGGGGTGCACTGCTACCTGCTACATCACCGGCAGCTACGGGGACGGCTCCCGGGTGACCAGCGTCACGCGCTCGGGCACCGGAGTCTACTCGGTGAATCTCGCCTACACCGCAACGGACACCGCCTATGCGGTGAGCATCACGCCCTACGGCTCGACGGCTTGGTGCCGGGTGACCTCTCAGTCCACCACCGCCGTCGCTGTGGCCTGCTTCGACAATTCGATTATGACCAACGCGGCTGATAAGGTCTTCAGCATCGTCGTCTTCGACACCTAGGAGTGACCGTGGACTTGCAGCTGACGCCCCACATCCCGGGAATGAAGTTCACGCCCTACGATGTGCAGGGGCAGCTGTCCAAGTTGCTGGGACCGGCGTACTCCTACTTCCTCAACGCCAAGCAGGGCGGGCAGTCGGTAGCGGAAGACGACGGGCAGGACGGTCAGAGCAACACCCCCGCCATCGACCTGCGTGCGCTCTTCGCCCAGTACGGGAATCTCGGTGCGTCCCCCCAGATGGGGCGCCTCGACATGGGAGCGATGGACCCCAGTGCGATGATGCTCCAGTCTCTGGAGCAGCAGCGGAAGCAGCAGATGTACCAGTTCGCCTCCCCGTTCCGGGGTGGGCTCGGCTACTAGGAGTACGTCATGGCCTTCGGGGTTCTCGGAGATGCGGCAGGGTGGGCGACCGATAAGGTCAAGGACGCCTACGGCTCGAAGGCTGGGTGGATTCTCCCGGGAGGCTTCGTCGTCAAGGGAGGCCAGTCGCTCGGCTTCTGGGGGAATCAGTCCAAGAACCAGCCCCACCAGTTCGGCAACCTCCCCTACGACGCTGACTACAAGGGGAACATGGAGGACGTGAACGCCTACATCGACGAGGTGAACAACAGCCAGGCGCGAGACGTTGACCTCCTCGGTGCGGCTCACGGCGCTCGGCAGGCTGCCTACGCCCGCGGGCTGGAAGGTCCCCTGGCCGGTTCACTCGAAGTCTCCGCGCAGTCGCAGGTCCGGGACATGCACAACCGCGCGCGGGCCGCGCAGCTCGCCCAGCTCTACCACCTGCGTGGACAGCTGGCGATGGGCGGGAACGAGTTCGACCTGTCCCGGCAGTACGCGAACTACGGCGTGGCCCAGCAGGAGCGGATGCGCCAGATGGCGCGGCAGGCTGCGCTCCTCCAGCTGCTGGGGATGGGCATCGGTGGTTCCCAGGCTGGACCTCAGGGTGCTCAGCTCGGGGGCCAGCTGGGTGG